ATAAAGAATATGCTTATGAATACAAGCTTTTAGTGCATATCTTTATAAAATTTGCTAGGCACTGAATAGATACATTTATTGTATGATTATAACAAAAATAGTATTATTCTGTCTAGAAAAAAATACATAGGGTTAGCATGCTAGAAACTGTTAGGTTTTTCGCTGTGTTCTTTTATAATTACTATGTTAATAGATAATGATATAAAATTCCAGTATTGCAAATAAATAGAAATCGTTTTATAATAGAAAAATAGAACAAATGTTCGTATTTATTTGAGGGATTTAAAGTGGGAATGTTTGTATCCGGGATGATACAGATGAAAGAGGTGTAAGTTTGACAATTGAAGAGTATAAGGAAAGGATTAGAATTATGCTGGAGGAACTTTGCAGCGAAGATGCAAAGTTTATAAAGCAGATGTACACTATCATGCAAATACATGTAGATAGAAATAATAAAGGGAGACGTTAAGTCTCCCTTTATTATTTTCTGAGGTTTTCAATGAATGAACCACAGTAGTTCCTAACCGCTTCTTGGGTAGTAGTATTTGATTGCTCATACGTACGCATTAACTCAAGCATTATTTTGTACAAAGGATTCTCTTCCTCTTCAAGAAATCTTGATATGAAAGCGGCTGTTTCATCTAGCTCTAAGGCTTGAAGGAATACCTCCCCTTCGCCATTACGAAGCCAGGTTTCATTTACGTTGAATTCCCTACAGATTAATTTTATTAGAGGTTCCTTTTGCTCTGGACGAGCTAAGACATTAAGTTCAATATTCTTGATTACCGATCTTGTTACTCCTAATTTTTTCCCGAACTCCTCTTGCGAAAGCTTTAAATGCATCTTTCTTAGTTCACGGATTCGCTCATAGATTTCCATACTATTCACCTCATCTATATGTATGTTTGTAGGATAGCACTACAATGTGTCCTTGTCAATCCAATAATAGAAATTCAAAGGTTAAAATGGATTGACATGTACAATAAATAATGTTAAAATGTCCTAACAAAGACAAACACGTGTTCGAATGAAACAAATAAACTATTGGATGTTAAAGCTTACCCAAGAATCATCTTAAATATTCAAAGGGTATGCTTGCTTTTTTAAAACTTTATTTACTATAAATTTATTGAGGTGATATGGAATGATGAGATCAAATAACATTATAGAGGATAGAAAACAGTACTTAAATAGGTACAAGTTATTATGCAGTAAACTAGCTTCTTTACGTGAGCAGGAGGAGACATTAAGAATAGAATTGGTTAATGTGAAAGCAATCAATTATACAGGTATGCCAAAAGGAAATAAACATTATGACCTTTCTGATTGCATTGTAAGGCTTGAAGAATTATATAGTAAAATTGCAGCAAAACAGAAAGAGCAGTTAATGTTAAAAGTTCAAATTGAAGATAAAGTATCAGAAATGAACGATGGTATAGAGTGTGATTTGTTACGAAAAAGATATATCGAATTCAAATCATGGGAACAAATTTGTGATGAGATTGGATATAGCCTAAAGCAAACATACCGCATTCATAATAAAGCATTAGAAGATTTTAGTTATGACATTGTATGACACTATACCATATGATAAAGTGTATATAGAACAAGTAGCAATACAAGTTCCAAAGAATCCTCCTTATTAATCAGCTGACAGATGGCAAAGATCTGGAAGCTGATTTTTCTATAACTATAGAAAGAAACTGATTGGGCTTTTATGTAAAGGAGGAGATAGTAGAAAGGTGGTGTATTATGATACAATATTTGTTACATAGTGGTAATAGCCCAAATATTTTCATGGAAAGGAGCTTATAAGTATGAGTGGTATAGAATTCACTTACGACGATAGTGCTTTAATGAATCGTTTTAATAAGGTTACAAATAACTTCCCACAAAAGGCGGAGGATTTGATAAGTAACACAGCAGAATTATTCATTAAAGATATTATTGATGAAGAGAAGCGTGCTAGCTTAAAAGGTGATCTAGCGCAAGTAAATAACCTAACGAATAGTAAAGGCTATAGTAAGGGAAAAATTAGAAAGTCTGGAGACAGTATTGAAATTGATATCTATACGAAATCGGATCAACTAAATCTGATAGAGAATGGGTATGAATTAACCGATGAGAATGGTAAAAAAGTAGGCTGGGTTCCAGGCAATTTTGTCGTAAAGCAAGTAGTAGATAGTTACGACAGTAGTACCGCCCCATTAGGTGTAGTAGATTTACTAAATCAGATTGAAAAGGATAGTGGTCTAGCTTGATTAAAGTCGTAGATATTTATAACAGCATTTTTAAGGAGTTAAAAGAAAAATACCCTACATATAAAATATATGGTCAGGAAGTAACGGAAGGATATGAAACACCTTCCTTTTTTATTGCTATAAATCCAAAATCGATTAGTTATAACACATATCATTCAAAAAAATGTTCTTATAACATAATCATAACTTATAATCAGCAACAACTTAATGATATGGATAATAAGTTAAAGATAGATGAGTTACAAGAGATATTTGGATTGAATCTGTATGTACTAGATAGGATCTTTACCATAACTAATACAGAATTTAGTTATGTAGGTAATGAGAACAACGTATTACAGTTCTCTTTCCAGTTTGAGTACATGGAAAAAATCATACATGAGGATAGCAATGAAATTATGAAACAATTAACAATTAATAATATTACAGAAAGTAGGTAGAAATATGGGATTACCAAATGTAAACATAAGTTTTATTGAACGAGCAGTGGCAAGTGTAAAGCGTTCTCAACGCGGAACTGTAGCATTAATACTAAAGGAAGTGAATGTACCAGCAACGAATCCAGTTGTAGTGTTAGATACAACAGATATTCCTAGTTCAGTTAACGATTTTAATAGAGAGCAGATAGAACTTTCATTAATTGGATATACGAAAGCACCTAAAAAGATAATCTGTTTCTTTATACCAGCTAGTGAAACAGTTGATTATACATCAGCACTTAGCAGCCTTGAAACGGTTAAGTTCGATTACCTAGCTGTTCCTACAGTTGAAACAGATGGCAAGACAAAAGAGTTAGCAACTTGGATTAAAGGGCAAAGAGGAAAAGGGAAAATGTGCAAAGCAGTACTTCCTAACATAGCAAGTGATTGTGAGGGAATTGTAAATTATGCATCAGCAACAGTAACGAATGGAAAGAAAACGTATTCTGCGGAGCAATACTGCTCCCGTATTGCTGGGCTTATTGCAGGAACTCCTATGACAATAAGCTGTACTTTTGCACCTCTTCCAGAGTTAACGGATTGTGCAAAACTATCAAAGGAAGAACTTGATATTGCGATAGATGCAGGAAAATTCGTTGTATTCAACGATGGAGAGAAGGTTAAAGTTGCAAGAGGAATGAATAGCTATATCACAACTACAAGTGAAAAAGGATCTCAATTTAAGAAGATAAAATTAGTTGAAACGATGGATATGATTTTTGATGATATCAGAAAAACTGCTGAGGACAACTACTTAGGTAAGTATAGAAACAGTTACGATAATAAATGTCTTCTAATATCAGCTATCAGTGGCTACTTCTCACAGCTTGTACTGGATGGCATCTTGGAATCAGGAACAGCATCAATCGATATTCCTACGCAAAGAACGTACTTGAAGAGCATAGGTGTAGATACAGATTCCATGTCTGATGAGGAAATCAAAGTATATAACACAGGCGACAAGGTTTTCTTATCAGCCAAAGTAACTATTCTCGACGCAATCGAAGAGATTTCATTACCAATATTTATTTAGAAGGAAGGACGTGCAAATATGGGATATCAAGCAAATCAAGTTATTAATGGAACATATGGACAAATTTGGATCGACAATGAAGAAGTAGGTGAAGTATTAAGTTTTGAGGCAACAGTTACACCAAAAACGGAAACCGTGCAGCAGATCGGGAAGTTAGTTGATGGTACCAAGATTGTTGGATTAGAGTATAAAGGGAGTTTAAAGGCAAATAAGATAAACTCACGTTTTATCACTTTATTAGCGGAAGATCTAAAATTAGGAAAAACAAAAACATTTACCATTATTAGTAAACTATCTGATCCAGATGCGAAAGGAACAGAACGTATTATGCTTTCAGGCTGCACCTTTACAGAATTATCACTAGCAAATTGGGAGAATAAAAAGTTGACGGAGGAATCCATGTCCTTTAACTTTGAGGATTTCACTGTTTACGATACGATCGAAGTATAGTATGAATGGAAATGCTTAGGTAAATGAATACATAAAGTTAGGTTCTGGATTGAAGTATAATAATTATAATTGTTCTGAAATTCAATATTCATGCAGTGAATATGAGTGTCTAAGATAAGAATGATATTTATCTTAACTTTGTGAGCATAGGCTTCGTAAGAGTCCCTGCAACTAAGAAGGTGAACAGTTAAAAAATTTGAATACATGGTGTGAAAACTTGTTTTTGGATGTTCTAATGTAGGCTAACTGACAAATTAATTATTATACTTCATGACCTTTTAGCAGTAAAATTTATTACATTTTGTATAACATAAATGAAAGAAAAGAGGAAATAAGAATGAATTTAGTAGAAGGTTTATTAGCATTAGATAAGGCTGAAATATTGAAAAAGAATACTGCAACAATCGAGATAAAACGTTTATCAAAATTAATGGGTCAGCCTGTTATGGTTGAGGTTCAGGCTATTTCAGCAAGAAAATACCAGGAGATCCAGCTTGGATTGCTATCTAGTAACGGAAAAGTAGATTTTACCAAGTCGTACGATGTTAATGAAAATATAGTATTAGCAGGAGTAATTAGTCCAGACCTTAAGGATCAGAAGTTGATTGATCATTTTGGAGTGAGAACACCAAAGGAATTAGCTCAAATACTATTTCAAGGTGGAGATATGGTAAAAATAGCTGATCTTGTAGCTAAAGTTAGTGGTTTTGGAGATGAGGAAACAGAGATTGAACATGAGGAAGAAATAAAAAACTGATAGAGACGGATTCGGAAGTACAGTTAATGTATTTCCTTTTCCGTTTCCATCATATAACCCCTAGTCAGTATGTTGGAATGGGGCAAGGGGAAAAGAAGATTATCAGACAACTCATGTATCGGCAACTTGAAGATATGAAAAAAGAGTATGAGGGAGGTGATTAAGTTGACTAATGTAATATTTGCAACATTACGCTTAACAGATGAGTTTTCTAAACCATTGGTAGAAGCTATCACAGAATTGAGCAAATGTGAGAAAAAAGCTAAAAGTATAGGAGAAAAGATTGCTGATGCAGGAGATAGTATAACAAAATTAGGTTCAAATATGAAAAAAGGTTTTACTGATCCCATCGTTGATGTGGGTAAAAAGTCATTTACTTTAGCTGCTGATTTAGATGCTTCTATGAAAAAAGTAGATGGTACATTTAAATCTAGTTCATCACAGGTGAAAAAATGGTCAAAAACTACCTTTGACAGCTATGGTATTGCCCAAAGTACTGCGGTTGATATGGTAACTTCCTACGGTGATATGGCATCATCTATGGGGATATCAACAAGTGAAGCTACTAATATGTCAAAAAACATGGTTAGTCTTACAAGTGATTTAGCTTCCTACAAAAATATATCTCTTGATACAGCGAGTGCCGCTTTAAAAGGTATTTTTAGTGGTGATACAGATGCTTTAAATGACTTAGGGATTGCGATGTCAGATGCAAAATTAAATGATTTTGCGATGCAGCAAGGATTAGGTAAGAGTATCGACAAAATGTCTGAAGCGGAGCAAGCACAACTAAGGTATAGCTATATTATAGCTAAAACCCGAACTATACAAGGCAATTACTCTCGAACTAGTTCCACTGCAACAAATCAACAACGTAAAATGAATGAAGGTATAAAGCAGCTAAGTGCAGGATTTGGACAGGTTTTACTACCTATTGGAACAAAGGTACTTAAAAAAATAAATAGTTTAATTTCTAAATTTAACGGGTTATAAAAGTCACAAAAGAAAACGATTGTGGTAATTGCTGGAGTTGTAGCAGCAGTGGGACCTTTCCTAATAGTAGTCGGAAGGATTGTAAGTGTTGTAGGGACTACCATCAAAGTTATGAAGGGAATGAAAGATGGATTTGGTAAAGCAAAAGGTGCTGTTAAGGCTCTAAAAGAGGGAATGTCAAAAGAGCGTTTGGAAGCAATTAAAAGTGCAGCAATAAATCTAAAACATCGTGCTACAGTTGTGGCTGGGAATGTTGCTAAAAAGGCCTCAAGAATAGCGACTAATGCATTGACGAAAGCACACAAAGCATCTGGAGAAGCAGTAAAGAAATTAAAGTCTCTAGTTAGTAAACAACGTATTGAGGATATAAAGAGTAGGGCTATCATGCTAAAAAAAGCTGTAGCTACGAAAGTAATGTCGCGTGCAAGTTCCTTAGCGAGTAAAGCTACTAAGGCGATGACATTGGCTCAGAAAGGTCTAAGGCTAGCATTTGTCTCAACTCCAATAGGTTGGATCGTATTAGGAATCATGGCGATAATTGCGGTTGTTATTCTGTTAGTTAAGAATTGGAAGAAAGTAAAAGCAGCAGCGAAGGTCGTATGGAATGGTATAAAAAATGTATTTGGTTCAATTGGTACATGGTTTAGTGGTATATGGGATGGAGTAAAAAGTGGATTCAAGGCATTCATTAATTTTATTATAGATGGCCTTAATTTACTACCTAAAGCTTTAAATTCCATAAGCATTAAAGTACCTAAGTGGGTTCCAGGCATTGGAGGTAACACGATCGGTTTTAATATACCTACAATTCCTCGCTTAGCGAAAGGAACAGATAATTGGAAGGGTGGTTACGCAATCACGCAGGAAAAGGGTGCCGAGATTATGGACCTACCAAGAGGAACCAGGGTATATCCACATGATAAATCGCTTCAAATGGCTAGAGCCGAAGGGGCAAGAGGTAATGGTGGCCAATGTATCAATATAAATATAAGCAAGCTAGCTGATAAGGTAGAGGTTAGAAATGATAATGATATTGATAAGATTGCTTCCAGCTTAGCTAGTAGATTAGAAAAGGTTATCAATAATACAGGAAAGGTGGTATACGCTTAATGGATATTTACATATATCAAGGAAAAGATATTTATCGTTTCGCTGTGCTACCTTCCAGTATTGAGATAGGTACAGCTCAGCAAAACTCAACAGTAAACATAATCAACTATGGTGAGATTAATATAATTGGTAAAAGAAATTTAAGAACATTGTCCTTATCCTCCTTCTTCCCTAATAAAAATACGGATTATACTTTTGTTAGGTACACAAATTACGCAGAACCATTAGCTTATGTAAAGAAGTTTCAATCTTGGCTTGGAAATCCTATCCATTTACTAGTTACTGATACAGATATCAATATGGATATGACGATTGAGAGCTTCAGTTACTCCAAGCAGGATTCGACAGGAGACATCTACTTTACACTTGAATTAAAGGAATACAAGAAACCTGTATTAAAGGCTACTACCAAAAAAAAAGTTTCTAAGAAAAGCACTAAAATTAGTAGAGTAGATACAAGGCGGATCACGAAAAAAGTTGATACTATGAAATATACCGTAAAGAAGGGTGATACGATTATGTCAATAGCTAAAAAACTTACCGGTGATGCCTCGAACCTTTATGCGATAGTAAATCAGAATAAGATAACTAACCCGAATAAGCTAGAGGTAGGTAAGGAGTTGGTGATTGAAGTATGAAAGTATTATGGGAAAATAAAGCAAATAATCAGACATATGATATTAGCAACTATGTATC